GTTGTAGCATTTGTTAAACTAACTGTGTTAGCTGTTGTTACTGAACCATCTGCTTTTATAAATTCTACTCTTGGTATTCCTGAAAAATTTGTTCCTGTAATATTTATTGTTGTCGCTGTAGCTGGTGCTATAGTTTGAGCTACGTTAGCTACAGTTGGTTTAGTTTCTGTAGGAACTTCTGCAAAAGATAAATTACCTGAACCATCTGTTTTTAAATAATAATTGTTAGTAATAGATGATGGTAAAGTTAAAGTATAAGATTGACCAGCACTATGGGGCGGTGCTTTAATTTTCACCGCATGGGAATTCTGTGAGCATCGTAATTCAATTTGACCATCATTAGAACCACCATCACCACCAGCAATCAAACCATTGTAAACAGTTGTAACATTTGCACCAGTTAATGTTTTAGATGCCATTGTACTTGGCAGTCTTGCGTCTGCTAATGTGCCTGATGTAATAGATGTAGCTGCAATCGCTGCAACATTAAATGTACCAAAACCAACAAGATCAAGAATATCCCCAGCAGTTGCACCTGATGCTAAAACAACAGATGTACCTGATGTAATAGTTACGTCAGTTCCATTGACTAATTTTACACCATTAAGATAACAGTCGATGAATCCAGCATCGTAAGCTAATGTATTTCCATTATCATCTGATCCTGTAAATGTAGTTTGATTAGCTGAAGCTGTGTATTTAAATCTAGCTGAAGTACCATTTACTGTAGATCCAGCAGCAGCCCAACCACTAGATTTATAAACTTTTAATTCATTAGCTGTCGTATCAAAATAAAGATCGCCAACATCTAATGATGATGATGGAGCTGAACTTGCAACTCTATATCTTTCAGCAAAACTATTTACTCCTGAAATATTAGTAGCGACTGTTGTTACATTAGCTGAGTTTGAAGCTAAAGTATTTAATCCACTTATAGCTGCAAGTATATTCATATCAGATACAGTTTGCGTTGTACCTAAAGTGTTCATGTCTGCAACTGCATCTGTTGTTCCTAATCTACCAATCTCAGTTGATTTAGAAGCAACAGTAGTAACTTCAGTAGCTTTTGGAACTAATCTATGAAAATTATATGTATGTTGTGTTGTAGTTGATTCAACTAAAATACCAAAACCTGATGGCAAAGAAGCATTAGCTCCACAACCATTTAAGGTTACTGTTGAATTACCAACTGTACCATTAGGTATTGATACAACACCTGATCCACTTGCTGTAAAAGTTTGTGATAAGGCCTGAACACTTACAATAGTTCCTAAACCATTATTAACATCAGGATTTACATTTGGAAAACTTGTTTCATTTGCTATAGGAACAAAACCACCAACATCATCAACTAAATCTATAACTCTAGCATCGATAGCTGCTGTTGTTGCTATAAAGCTATCATTACTTGACCAAGATTGACCTGAGTTTATTAATTCTGATGTATCAGCATTTATAAATCTACTGTTAGCTGCTGATGTTGTATAAAAAGTATTATCATCAGGTGTGTGGCCTGATTGTTCTGAATTAATTACAATAGCTGCATCTGCAATTTTACCAATCGTTACTGCATCATCTGCTATCTTAGCTGTGCTTACTGCATTACTTGCAAGTTTAGCTGCTGTTACATTTGCATCTGTAATCTTAGCAGTCGTTATTGCGTTGTCTGCAATTTTAGTTGTCGTTACAGCAGCAGCATTTATTTTTGCTTCGGTTACTGCATTAGCATTTACTTGTGATGCTTGAACAGCATTGTCAGCAATCTTTGCATTGGTAACTGCATCATCTGCAAGTTTGACTGTTGTAACTGAACCATCAACTAATGTAACAGTTCCAATAATACCAGTAGGTATTGAATTATTTGTTTTAGATAATGCACCTATATAAACTCTTGAAATAGCTCCTGAAGTTAAAGATCCTGAGTCCCATGTAACATTAACTGTAGTATTTGATGAAAACGATGAGCTTGAAATTGTACCAAATAAAGTTGCTGCTGAATCTATTACTTTAACTCTTCTGCCTTGATGATAAATTGCACTAACATCTACACCATTAATAGTAAATGATGTGGCTGATCCGTAAGCTGCTGTGTATGCTCCGTCACCATCGCCATATTCAACCCATTGACTGTCATTAAACCATTCTCTTGTATTCTTCATTAATGCTCTGATGGCATTATTAAGATTTGAGGGTAACATACCCTCACCAACATTAATGGTATTTAATGTAGTGTTTGATGATTGAGTTGTTGAGTAATCTTTTATTCCTGACATATTTTTAATTCATAAACCAACTAAAAGCCTTATCGCTTTCAGTATTATTTTTGTTAATTAATGTATTGATCGCTTCCTCTATTTGTCTTTGAAAAAATTCTTGGGTTTCAAATGAGTATCTAACATTATCAATATTTTTCTCACTCACCTTGTACCCCCTTGTGTAGATTCATAATCAACACCCTGAGCATGACTCCAAACTGATCCACTAGCTATTTTTACATTAGCTCTAACGTATCGGCCTGATTGTCTAATTCCATTAAAACCACTAGAGTCCATAGCCACTGAACTTGAAGCTGTGGGTGTATCAGCTAATCTATTTCTTGTTTTTAAAATAACAGTTGCCTCTGCATCTACTAAAGGCCTTACACCAGTTACATTACTTATATAACCAGCATACAATTCTTTTTCTGTAGTTTCTAACTCAGCTTCTAAATTTGTGCCTGAAAAAATAGCTGCTTTAAAATCACTGCCAATAGCACCTAATGATTGTTGGCCACCTGACCAAAAATCTGTATCAAGAGAAATATTAATATTTTCTAAATTTCCTGATATTAAATCCATTAACTCAACTGTGTAAGCTCCTACAAATTGTGTAAATATTGTTGAAGCATTAGCTTGTGCTGTACTCCACTTTTGAGTTACATAATTATAAATTAATAATTTATCACAGATCCCTGTGGTATTAGATGTATTATCTTTAGAGGGATATAACCATAAAGCTAATGTGTTAAAAGGATCTACTGCTGAAACTATTCTATCAGTGTAGGCTTTGTTTAAATCGTTTTCAAAAAATCTATTTACTTTTTCAGCACCAATGGCAATTACTTTATCACCATTAATTTCAAAAAAACCATCGTCAGCATAGAAAAATACTCTTCGGTCATCTTGACAAACTGTTCGACCATACACTGCACCTCTATTAGGTGATATGGTACTAAATCTAAATACAGTTGCCCCACCAACAAAGTCCATTCTAGTAATTTGGTTTTGCCTAAATACATAACCAACTTCACCTGATGTTATAGCTACAATCTTTCCACCTGAACCTGGAAGATCTTGAAAATCTGCACTTTTAGATCCTGGAGTCCAAGTTGTTATATCGTTAATACCTGACCACTGTACTCTGTTAGTATTATTAGGTTGATTACCTGTTACTAAAAAATCTCTTATTACACCTGATACTCTAAATACAGGTGGTGTACCATCTGCTGCTATTGAGCTTAAATTTGCAAAGTTTGTTGAAGTTCCCATCAAATAATATTGAGGTGCATCAACTCCATTACTTGCTACAACATGATTACCAAATTGAGTGAAAGTCCAAAAATCTGTGTTAGTACCACCTAAACTTGATTTTCTTGATGTAAAAGTTCCTGATGCTAATTGAAATATATCTGTGTTAGTCGATACAAAATTAAATACAGATCCTGTACTATCTCTAAATGATCCAGCTCCTCTTGCATCAGTCGATGTAGTATTACTACTATATGAAACTAAAGATGGAAAAGGTTTATAACTTGTAGCTGCATAATAAACATTGTTCGCTACGTTAGCACCTGGATTTAAATGTGATGCTTGATCAGGAAGCCATTCACCAAAAGCAACTTGCATAATACTCCTAATTGTTTGTTACGATGTATGATTTAGTTTCATTAAATCTACTAGCAACTGTATCTTCACTTCTAATTTGTAAAGGTGATCCACTAAATTGATCTTCTCTATCGTTTTGTTCTAGTCTTTCTAATGCTGTGGCATACATCTGTTGCCATGTAGCTGCTTGATTTGGATTAATTCCACCTAAGAAATTAGCTGCATGGAATAATGAGCCATACAAATAAATACCTGGATGACTTGTTAAAATAAAATTTGTTGTATTAGAGTCTGAAAGAGCATCAAATGTTTTATAAAAATTTAAAACGGCTGTATAGCTTTGATCAGGCTTTGGTGAAAATCTTATATTACTTCCTAAGATAGTATATACATTGGGTAATCCTTGTGTTGAAGTACCACTCATTTGATCCATTTGAACTGGTGTTACATACCTTAAAGGATATTTAGTATTACTTTGTATAATATATAAATCTCTTACTTGTAAAAAACCTGTTGGTAATGCAATTGTTTCTGCATTTACAGTTAAGTTCGTAGAGTTTAACATTTCTCTTATTCTTAACTTGGCATTAAAATCTGCTTCAGCAAGAGTTACAAAATCTTCTGCTATTTCAGTTGTTAAATCTGATCTGTTTAACCAATTTGCAATCGATGATTTTAATTCTGTATAATTTGTTAATGCCATTATAATTTTCCTGGAGCAGTTCTAAAATATCTATATTCAGAACTATTTAATTTATTTTTTAAAATTTTACGTTGAACTTCTGTTGGTAATTTAAACCAATTACTTGAACCATTATATTCTTTAGCCCATATTTCTAAAATAACTACAGGCACAGAAGCTACTCTTTTAAGTTCTCTAGTTTTAGAATAACCATCATTATGAGTATAAAGTTTTTTATTATGATCTAAGATAGGTTGAGTATTAATACTTCTTGCAACACCTATACTTTTGTTTTGTTCATCATTATAAATAGCGGTAGATATTAAACCATCTTTATCGACTGATACTTTTTTCATCTAACCTTGACCTCTATACTTCTTAAAAGATCTTTTTTTATTTTTATTCATTGTACTTGTAATAGGATTGCGGCCTAGACTTGTACCTTTATATTTTGGTTCATAAATAACTTTTAAACCAAACTTACTTTTCTTAGCCACTAGCCACTCATTTCGGTAACATAAACATTTGTTGAGCTACCATGAAATACAGCTATTTTTTGTCCTGGACTTACTTTGAATATTTCTATTTCACCTGATGGTAATAATAGATCAGTTGCTGCTGCCGTTGGAGCTGCACCAAATTTAATATGACAGTTAGCATCGCCAACTACTCTTACATATTCTGTACCAGCACCAAAAGCATTTGAAGCTGCTGATGAGTTATTTGTATTTATTTTTTGAGTTGTTATTGGTCTTAGACCATAATTATATGCCATTGATTTTCCTTAAATTGTTTAGGGGGATTGCTCCCCCTTTATTAATTATCTTCTTATTATAACTGTGAATTGAGCAGCTACTGTATTAGAAGATGCACCACTTGTTATAATTCTAATGAAATCACCCTCATTAACTGCATTTAAAGCAGTAGGTTCAGATGAATCAATATCACCAGCAGCAGATCCTGAGTGTGCAATTGTAATACCAGCTCCAGTAACATTTGTGCTTCCTGATTCTGATGTTCTTACAGTGATTGCAGCATTTGCTGTTGCGATTGTTCCGTCTATAACTGAAATAATTTTAATAATTCTACCTTTATCAGGTACTGGTACATAAATTGAACCAGCAGTAGAAATATCATGCATATGTGCAGTTATAAAATAGTCGTTTAGTGTTCTCATGTTATTTTCCTTTTGAGTTGCTTCGTTCCGCCTTGAAAGACTTCAAAGACCAAAACAAATTGATTAATGAATATTAGGGGGATTGCTCCCCCTAATGAGTTATGATTATGAGTGTGTTACGTCTGCAACCATACCACTTGCTTTTTCGTTTTTAGAAACAAGTGTGTATTCTGCTAACATAAATTTCTTCTCAGCATCACCAGTTTTACTTAGGTCTGCTAATTGGAAATCTCTTAGAAAAGCAACTGCCCACATATCAGGTTGTATTACATAAACAGATCTTTGTTGTTGTAATCTGTTTGGTACAACTTGTAATGTTGAGAAGTCTGACTCATAGACATCAACCGCAGCTACTAATCTTTTATTTTCTGCTGGGTCAAATCTAGTTGATCCACCAGTAAAACCTGATAGTACCTGTTTGTTAAATGCACCAGTCATGACCATAGATGGATCACCACCCTCATCGTAACATTTTCTAACCACTTCTTTTAGTTGTGCTTCGTTAAATGCTCTTTGAGTTCCGTTAGTTCTAGCATCAGAACCATCGCCAGTTGGGTTTGCTCCATCTGCTGCTTTATTGACGTTAGTTGCTAACCAAGAATCGATTGATCCTAAAGCTCTTGCAGTGTTTACTGCTGCTCCAGCATTTTTCGCTTGGTTGTGCGTTAAAACAGATTCCATATCTCTTTTCAGCTCTTTAGCTGATTTTGAGATTTGGTAAGCCATTTCATTATTTCTTCCAGCAGAAGTCACAGCTAAGTTAGTTCCTGAAACAATCGCAGCTTTTGTAGAAATTTGCGTTTGATTATTTAGTCTAACTGTAGGTGTTAATGTTGGAAATGATACTTCATCACCCTCAGAAACTTTGTTAGTTCTTGAAGCTGAAGCTAAAGCATCAGTTTGCCACTCATGAAGAGTGTTACTTGCCTTTTCTCTACCTATAGCACTCATCAACGGAGTATCCGATGGTGAAATGTTATAAATGATATTAGACAAATCTTCTCTAATACCTTTTGTAGTAAAGGTTTGGTATGTGTTTGTTATTGCCGCCATGTTATTACCTTTTTAAGTTAATTGTTACCGATTACATCTAAAAAAACACTTTGGGCATCTTTAATGTTCCCAGTTTTCTTTAGACGGCTCAATTTATCCTTAAATTTTTGTGAATTAACAGTTGCTTTGTCTTTTTTAACTCCTGAAGTAAAAACTTTGCTTGGCTTTGCAATTTTTTTAGCAATATTGGGTTTTGCTTTTTCTAATGATCGATATTTCATCGCATCATTAACAAGCATCACTATTCTATGATCATAAATTTGACCAATCTCTTGATCATTGAATCCATAACCACTTAAATAGCTTCGCATATTACCTTTTAATGACGTAGCCTTTTCAGGATCTGCAAATTCAGGTACTTTTGATACCAGTTGTCTTTGCTGATCTCTGACAAACTTTTCAACCTCTTGTTGCTGTAGAGTTTGAGTTTTTTTAATCGCTTCATTAAAAGTATTTTGTTTTCTTCTAATACGATGCTCAATTCTAGCAGCTTCAGTCGGATCTTCTTCATAGAGTTTTTCCAAATCAACAGAGTTTAATTCTGTATTTAGTTGTTGCCTAGCAACAGACATTACTTTGTCAATTTCACTTAATTTTTTGGAAAAATCTTGCCTTTGTTTTTCCGCATCAGACTGAAATTGTTTTTTTTCGTATGACAACTCCTCTGTCTTTCTGCGATAATCAGAATCTCTTGAATAACCAGCTCTTAATTCGTCTAGGGTAACATCAAATTCTTGACCAGCAACTTTTACTTTGTAGGTTGAATTTTGTTCCTGTGGAATCTCAGATGTTTCTTGTTGAGATACTTCTTCTTCATCAGTCGCTTCCTCTTGGGGTTCTGCTTCTGACGTTTGTTCTTGAACTTCAGGTTGATCTTCAGTTTTAGATTCCTGTGTTTCTTGTTCTTGAACTTCCTCTTTTGGTGTTTCTTGTTTTACATCTTCTGTTTTTGCTTGTTCTTGTTGAGGATTTAACAAGCCTGAGATGGAATCTGCTGCTTTCGCAACATCAGATTTTGCTTCCTGTAAAGGATTGGCGAAATTGTCTGACATATTTCCTCCGTTTGTGTTTAAGCTCCCTAATGGGTTGGCCTATTCTAGTCTTTGTGACTAAAATTTCTTTTGTTCTTCAACTTTTCGCAAATCTTCTAATTGTTTTTTAGCTAATTTGCCTGTTGTAACTAATTCTGTAAAATGTTGTTCTACTTTGCCTGTAATATTATAGGCTAACCACAACTTTTCTCTTGTTTTGTGTTCTTCTGCACCAGTTTTAAATAAACTATCTGCATATAATTTTTTTAATTTATTAATAGACTCTTTAAAAAGAGAATTATTTAGTATCAGTTCTGCCTGGTTGGCTTGGCTGACTTCTTGGTTCAACTTTGTCTTGTCTTGGTTTTGCATTTAGTCCTTTGATTTGACTTGTAAGTTGATCAGTAGATTGTTGTGCTTTTTCAAAACTTTTATATTCATTTGAAACTAGAATTTTATTTAAATCTGCATCAGCTTTTATTTTAGCTGCATCTAATTGTGTATTATATTTAAGTTCTAATTCTTTAATCTTAGTTTCAAACTCTAAAATCATAGATGCATTTTTGCTTTGCATTTCTCTCATTTGTAATTCAAGATCAGCTTGTTTTCTTTTATTCTCAGCATCAATTCTTGTAAATTCAATTTTTTCTATTGGAGTAACTGGAGGAGGTGGTGGTGGAGTCATCATTTCCATACCCATTTCAGGATTAGTGAAATAATTCTCAACATTTTTTAATCCAGCATTTTCTATAATCTTAGCTAAACTATTATAAATATTTTTTAGAGAAACCATTGGATATTCTCTGCCTCCTTGCAATTGCCATGCTTGAAGCTGCTTGTCTAAAACATTATTTAAAATAACTAATTGTTGTTCTTTACTGCCTGAACCTAAACCAACTGTAATTGTAATATTATATCTGTTTCGCCACTCAGTCGGTTTGACTGGTATAAATTGATTATTTAATTGTACAATTCTCTCTTTGTCTTGATACTTAACAGTAAGCTCAAATATTCTTTTGAATAATTCTTTAACTCCTGTTTCAGAAAAAATTCTTGCTATTAACTCCATACGCATTTGCGTTTGAGTCATAAGCTGATTAATACCTGTTGCTGTTTTATTTAAACTATCAGCATCTAAACCTTGACTGTATCTAGTTACACCAGTTCTTGCTTCTCTTACGGTATCTAAATATTCTAATAATGGAAAAGCCTGTTGAGATATAGTTTGTGATTGCATTGGCTGCATCACTTGGTTTGGTGGTTGTTTTGTTCTGACAATACCGCCAGGTCTTGACGTTAATAAATCATCAAGATTTACCATGCCATCCATAACAGCTACTCTGTTATTATTCGTTAGATACATATTATCTAACAACTGACGCATGACTGTTGATTTAACTAATTGAACATCTTCGACTAATTCAGAAACAGATCTACCATAAAATCTGTGTGGCATTGGGATCGGTGTTAATGAACAAAAAGGAATAAAATCACAAGGCATATTTTCTAAAATCTCATATCCTTGCCCAGCGACTATAACTTTTCTTAATTCACTTATTCCATCACCATCATAATCAATTTTTATATAGCACTCATAAATTTCAACTTTTTGTGTTGAGTGATCAGGTGCATCATCTACTGTGTAATCATCTAAACCATTTTGCCTAGTATATTTTTCAGTATTATAAATTTCTGTATTGTTAGTTGGTAAATCATTAACAACATCTTTATCATAACCCATTTCAATAAGTTCGGATCTAGTTTTATATACTTTGTGAGCTACAAAATTAGAATCTTCTATAGATTTTGAGTTTTGATGTATTAAAAATTCTTCAGGGGGTATATTTTCAATTTTTACTTTACCAAATCCTGAATATCGTTTAATAACTGTGTTACATAATTTTGGAATATTGATTTCGATTTCTTCACCAGCTTCTTCAGCCACTTCTTTAATCTTATCAAGTTGAGCTTTTGCTTTTTCATCAACAAACTCCTCTTTTTCAACAACCTCTACATTAGGGTCATCAATTAATAGTTTATATTCTTGCTCAGTTAATTTTTCGTAAGTTTCTTGTTCAACTTTTTGGCTATCATCCCAATAAACTTTTACAATTCCATTTTTTTCTAATAAAGCATCTTTGAACCAGGTATATAAAATCTCAAAACCTGGATTATCTTTATAAAAAATATAATTAATATAATTTGTAGCTTGATCTGCTAATTGTACATCTTCAGCTTTCATGGGTTCACATTTGACCACTTGATCTGAAGCTGTAAAAATTCTTAATAAGTTAGGTAGTATTGTTTCAATAGTATCTGCAACATCTGTACTTACAACTTGGGATCGGCCATCTATTTCCGTACCTAGTTTATCACCTAAATAATATTCAAGTGACTTCTTACGTTGTGCTGAAAGCTCACCTCCAACAAAACCTAATGATGTTGTTATCTCTTTATTGATTATGCCTTGTAATTCTATGTCTGATAATTTTGCCATATTAAACTATATAATTTGTATTTACTGGTATCTGTTCTTGCCAATCTGAAGTATCAACCCCATCGCCAACAATTCCAGTTCTAAAAGCATCCGCACAATGCGATGCAAAGTTGTGCATGGGTTTGTTTTTAAAACATTGATTTCTTTCATCCCATTTTTTTTGATATGCTTTTAAATATTCAATAGCTTTTTGACATTTGTTTTTATCAAACCAACAATTAGGTAATGCTTTTCTTACAGCTTCAATACCATCCTCTATTGATAATTTTGGAGCTACCTCAAACTCAATACCTAATTCTAAAGCACTATCTAATCTTGACTTACCAAAATTGCCAAGCTCCCTGACCTTAATATCATGGGGTGCGATATGCCTTGAATATTCGTAACCTTTATTATTTAGGATCTTTGCATAATGATCTAAACCCTCACCACTATTTTCATAATAATCAATTAATCTTATTTCATCTTTGAATCTTTGCACAAACCAAATACAAGTTTGATCATTCATGCCTAGATCCCACCAAGTTTCGGTTTCTAAATCTTCATCATAAGCTAAATCTGTAATTCTTTTATTGATGCTTAGATTTTCTATAATTGCACCAAAATAAGAACCAGTGATGGCAGCTTGAAATGAACACTCAAACTCCTGGTCAAATAAATCAGGCGACATAACTTGTTTTGCCGCTTCTAGCTCTTCAGGGTCTAAAATTTTTGTATCACTTGATTTGAAAACGCAAGTGTACCAATCTTTTGTTTCTAATGCCTTTTTATGTAAATCGTAAAAATAATTTTGGCCTTTAGGTGTACCAATAAAAACACACCAGCCTTTTCGATCAGCTAATGCTGGTCTTATGACTTCAGGAAATAATCCAGGCTTAATATTTTGTGTTTCATCGCAAACCGCCCCATCTAAAAATACTCCTCTTAGAGCTTGATCATTCTCAGCTCCAACAATGGTAATCCTAGCCCCAGTGCCGAAATCACATCTGAGTTCTGACTCATTGAATTTTGTGCCTGGAATTTTACCAGCATAAGTCTTTAAATAATCCCATGCTGTTGCCTTACCCTGTAATCTATAAGGTGAGATAAAAACATATCTAGGGTTTGGCAAGGGGTTTGTGAGAGCTGCCTTAATCATATGATTAATACACATGACTGTTTTACCAGCTCTTCGATGTAGCACTAATACATTAAATCGGTGCTTATCAATTTCTTTATGTAAAAAATTCTGTAATTCTCTTGGTTTATAAGGAATGACAATGTTTGGCATTTTAAAACAAAACCCCCCTTAATGAAGAGTTCTGTTCTCAGGGATGTCTATTTTTTTAATGTTAAGTTCGTCTATTAGATGATCGCTAAAATCGTATGCATCTGTAACATTTTCAAAACCCTCAAAGATTAAGAGAACTGTATTAGTTTTTTCGATGACATAGACTGTTGCGTTTTTTAAATCCATTTTATTTACCAATAATTGACTTTAAAATTGATAACTCCTTTTCACTTATAGCTGCACCTGATATTTCTTTTAATTTTTCAGCAGCAAATTGATTCATCAATTTTTTTGTTTCATCTTCACCAATAGCTGAACCAGTAACTTTTTTTCTAAAATTACTATAATCTTTTATTAGATTTTTTCTCATTGATGGAAAGTTGCTTTTTAAAAAGTCTGCCATAATTTTTTCCTTTGTTTAGTTGTGTATGCCTCCCCTAAATTTATTTATAGACGGCATATATAGTTTTGGGGGTGGGTCGCTTCAAAAACCCCCCTATTTTGTATGCCTAATGATAAATAATCAGTAGGTTTAACTGGTTTGCTTTGTATTCCTGGTATTTGCACTACATTTGCACAAGTGTTGTAAAAATATCACACTAAAATCTGAGTCTATAATGTTTCTTGTGCTAGTTATGTCTGCAATATGCAAAATATCAAACGTTTACTACATTAATTAAACATTAACATAGCATTTACTTTTCCCATTTAACCTTAATTGGACTGTTATCTTGCCCTAAAAGGGTTAATGAGTCCTTTTTTTGATAGACTCTTGGGTTCAATCTTTCACTCTTCCACTTAGCTAAATCAACATAAGCCTTAACCAAATGAGTTTGACCTAAATCTGTTTTATCTTTTGTTTTGCTATTTGCTAAACTATCGTTAATTAAATCTTGTGCATCGGACAAAACATATTCAATGCCATCAGCTTTTGCTGTAGCATATTGATTTCGAAGCTCAGGATATTTTGGACTATTTAACCAAGTCCTGAAAGTTTCCCAACATGGTCTGCCATCCTTAGATAATACTTGTCTGATACTTTGACCTTTAGCTAAATCTTCTAAAATCTCAGCGATCAGTTTTTTATCGTATTTTGTTTTATTTGCCATAGTTTGTTCTATAAATGTTCTAGTCTAAATTGTATTGCTTTTTGTTGTAGATTAATTAACATCTGTTGTAGATAGAATCAACTAGGAGCTGAAATGATAAATAAAATAAATAAGTTCGATGTTTTGAAACTATTTAGAAAACTAGGTTATAAAAATGTTAAACTTAGTTCTACATTTGGTGAACTTAAAAAAGAGCCTTTTCATCTTTATAAGTTTCCAATTCATAAAAGGTTTCAATCTAAAATAAAGCTGTAATCAATATATCTTAGGGGGCAAAGAAAGGACTGAAAAAGGACTAGCCCCCTAAAGATTTAAAAGATTTTCTGTAAACACAAAAAACCCATTATAGATTCGTTAATGCTGTAAAAGGTGCAACTTGTAAAGTATTAAATAAATTTTTTTATCCCAAATTTATTTATCTCTGTGCATAGTGCGAATAAAGCTAATTTATATTTATGTGCGATGGTTGTATGACTCCAATGTAACCAACCATGTTTTTTTAATTCTCTGTAACTTTTTCTTCTTGGAAAATTCCTGGTGTAAATTAATAATCTATCTTCAGGATCTGCTATTAGCATAGCAGAGGTGACAAAATCATAGATTTGAATTTGTCTAGCAGTAGGTATTATTCTAGGTAATTGGCCTTTTTCATAATACTTATGATCAGATTTATCAGGTAAAACTTGTAATAAATCAAACATCATTGGCATTTTAGCAGCTCTAACAGGTTTAAGTTTACTATCAACAAAAGCAGCTATACCTAAATAGCTATCAAAATCTTGAATACTTACAGGATCTTTTAGCTCAATCATTTTCCCCTTTAAAGAATTTTTTAAGTTTTTTAGAATATTCAGGGTCAATGTTCTTATCTTCTTGGGTCTTGGCATTAGCAAACAACTTCAACATGGCCTTATAAGCTCCACCACTTTTATAGTCATTTTGCTTATCTTCATTTTCCATTGTCTTAGCAAGATATTGCCCGAAACTATGCGTACCCAATTTTTTCCTCATCAATTTTATCTCTTTTGAAGTATCATAGCTCTTTCTATCTTTAATTCTTCTAGCTTTAGCCAACATATAGTTAAAATTTGAAGATTTAACTAAATGCTTCATAATATTATTTACATCTATTTTCTTTTTCTTATCAGTCATCCTATATCTCTATTAATATATATCTCTCTTATAGACCTACATTTTTTGTAGGTATGGTCTTGCAATTTTTGTAGGTTCAGGTTGCAGTTACTTAACAAGTTTATACACATTGTTTTGTACCTTTTTTTGCCTGACTCTATTCTGTAAATCTTTCATAGCTTTAGACTGGGCTTTTCTTTTTGCCACATTTCTGACAACAAATTCTCTCATCTCATTTCTGTCAAAAGTAAATTTATTAGCTCTGTTTTTTTGTGGCTGATGAAAAGCTAAATATCCAAGTAATACTAATCGGTCTAAACATTTTACCAATGTTCTGTAATCTTTTATGCCAGTTCGATCCATAAAGTATTTATGAGTCAATCTTATGCCTGATGGAGCATTTTTAAATCTTTTGCAAAGTATTAGTATGAGCTTTTCATTGGCATTGAGTAATTTGTCATCCAAAACAGATATATCGACTTTTTCAAACGACCAACTCATATTTCATTACCCCAAACATCCCAACCTGGTGTTTTTTGTCTAGCAAAGAGTTCAATTCTAGGTAAGTCACCACATAATTCTACTATACGATCTCTTATACAATCAGGTTTTCTACTGTGTTCTCTTCGATCTGCAACAACTAACCTATCTACGTTCTTACCTATGCGTTTTGGTTTTCCTTTAGTTGCTAATATACATATTTCATTATTTGCTCTAGTCCAATATCCTACTGATTTAAAATATAAATTTTTAGATTTATCTTTATTAGTCTTGACCCAATGGAATCCTACTGTTTTATAAGTAAACCCCCATTTTTCAACAACTGGTATTTGTTTATTTAATAAGGGGTCAGTACACCACATAAATAAGACACAATTGTCACCAGCTATTTCATTAATAGGTAAGTTGCCTATATCTTTCATAGTCATTGTTTTATAATGATTTTCAGGATTTGTTTGTGCATTAGCATTATTATAATTTTGAAAATGCCAAGCTGGATCGGCATAAATAATGTTATATTTTTTTTGTGGAAATTTTATCATCTGTTTTTGGCCATTTCATCAGTCCAACCCATTTTTTTTCTTAAAATAACTAATATTTTTCTAACTGGTATTGATTGCGATTCTGAATAAGTAAGAATTTCTCTATCTAAACAATAGTAATGCATGGCTTTTTCTAAATGTTTAGCCTCAACTAAAGTAAGCTCTAATTTAATTCTTTTCGGTTTCTGTGTTGTCTTTTCTTGCATCTTTTCTTTCTTTTTGTTTTGCTGTGTAGCTCATAAAGCATATTGTGCAGTAATATTTATCTTCATAAAACACATCACCTTTAACT